CTGTAGAAGAATCGTCTGGACGATGCCGGCAATATATAGGTGTTATGTTTACACCTTTATAAGCGTCGACACCGCAGCTTTCTTTGAAATATCCGTCAAAGAAGCTCTTGTTAGTGTTGATAATTAAACCAGCACTCTCAAGCCAGTCCACCACCGTGTGAACATGTTCATTGCTTACGATAATATCATCACCGTAAACGCGAACATGTCGAGCAGCACGCTGTACATCCTGATAGCTAGGTTTCTTATACCCAGCCGATAGTATGGCGGTAATCGCAAGAGTAGCGAAAACCACTGACTGAACAGGAAATGTCGTAGCGTTGCCCATCCCAGCGTACTTGCTAATGCGGATTGGTTGATTCTTATCAACTACCACATAGCGGGATCTACATCCGAGCATAGCCTCAAGAAAGAGAGGCTTATGAGCGAACGTGTTTTCTACTATCTTCGTAGATAATAGATCACTCGCGGACTTTAGGTCCAATGTAGACCATAACTGGGTTATGGACCCTTCCAAGGCAAGTTTCTGATTCTCACCTTGGTCGGATAAAGCCAGACAACTACTCAAAATAGGACACTTCTCGATAGAATCGCGAAGCATTCTATTCAAGCTCTGTTGAACAAACTGGTTCAACAATGGCTCGATAGTTATTGTCCGTCTCGAAGTAGAGTTTTTCGGGACAGATATAAGTCTGGCAGTACTGCTCGAAGCTACTGTAAATGGAAGTACCTCGTAAGGTACAGCCTCGGTTACTGTATTAGTGTCCAGACACTCCGACGACGACAAATCGTTGGAATGTGAACTTCTGAACATGTCATACTGGTAATCGATCGTGTCAAAGCCATCCGTGAGGACCGCCTTAGACACACCCTTCCACTTCTGGTTGGGACTGTATCCTTCCATAACAGCACCAGGACCGTGTTTGCAGAAAAGTACATCGTCGTGAGACGATGGTACCACATCAAAAGAAAGATGCGGTAGTATGTATTTGCAAACAACGCGATGAAGATGAGCCTGTCGATCAGATAGTATATTCTGATCTATCAGCCCATCACATCGAAAGAATTCGTCCACGGCTTTGGAATGCAGTTTGTCGCTGTCTTCCTCGTCCAGACGAACCTTTTTAAAGAGGTAAGCAATCTGTCTCAGCGATACAATTGCTGAAACATTAACTTTCTCTTTAACGCGTCCTGATATGGGATCAAACACTTCACACAACAAACCTGAGAGGAATCTCGGGATCGTTGAACCGAAGCACTTTCTAAAGTGCGTCGGGCAGGTGAAATTGCCTGAAGACAGTCCTCTATCGAGGGCTGCCCCTAAGGCAGGAAGGGCTACGGTTAGGAATCCGTAACCCTCGTGTTTGAACCTTCTCTCGATCGTACGAATATCACGATCGAGGCCTTTCACACACGGGTCGAGCCTACTGAAATCAATCAGTAGGCTCCGAAGGAGCACTGTTGGTCTTTTCATCGGATCCTCCATGAGGTGTCTGATTACCAATACCAGCAGTTGAACCGGGCACCGAAGAAGGTGCCTTTACGGCTTTACCACTTCCTTGGACGATGAGTCCTCGGTTCGTGGTACTTTCTTTGTACGAGGTGGAACAGGCTGCGAGGTTAAGCGCGAGAAGCGCGAGCCCCGCAACGATGACACCACGGATAAGAAAACCGACAATACAGTCGAAGCGATAGCTTTCCATTGCATATTCCTATGCTCCGGAAACTAAGACTGAAACTGGATTAGACGGGCCGTAGTAACTTCACTATCATCCCGGTAATCCGTCAGTGCCTTCGCGAGCGCGATAATATCCGCGTCAGTGAAGCCAAAGGTCGGACGGTTGACAGTGAATGAACAAGAAGCGACCTGCTTCCTGGTCAAGCCGCTATACGGGTCGACGGCATCAACTGTCTTCACGATTTGAAGATAGTGTCGGGTACCTTTGCCCGACTTCTGATGCTGAGTAATGACGCTGTAACCAGCGCCATTGGTGTCGACTCGCTCGCTTCCATACCCGTCTGATCGTGTCACAGACATTTTCAGTTCGGGCGTGGGGGACGAAGCGGCAACAGTTACTGGATCAACTAGCATGGTAGTCTCCTATGGATAAATTGATGGGCTCACTAAAGACAGAATGTCTTAGCGAGTAATTCTAGTGCGTTGCGCGAGCAAAGCACCAAGGATTGATTGCTGATATGGCGTCAACGTTGACGGCTCAGCAATGTACTTCACATCCATCATCCCAGCAAGATTCTTCCGAAATTGAAGATCAAGCTCTAACACACTGGTATGGTTGCTCACGTGTTTAATGAGCGAACTAGACCAGACGTTGTTATACGCTATATCTTTGCTGGAATAACTTCTAAGGTTGATGCTTGTCATAACTTGAACGGTACTTTTGCCGGTCAAGAAACCCCAGTTGATGAGAGACTGATCCTTATTAACTTCGTCGATAATTTCGACGTAGTTACCGAGGCCAGTAAACCAGTCAACTAGCCAG